GATATACATATGCGGGAAGACCTTGATCTTGGAGACATCATCGGCCAACATGCTCTCGGTGCTGTTTGGCTCGGCGGTGATTTACGGAGTGCTGGCCGCGCATTCTACGGCGCTGGTACTGGGCGCATCGGTGGTGGTGACGCTGGTGGCCAGCTTCAATCTGGTGCTGGGGTCTACGCGCCGCGCGTGGCAACACGCGGACTTGGCGCGGCGTTTTGTCGAATTGGAACGTCAACTGCTGGCCGAACCCGACGCGGCCTTGTTTCGTGAACTGACCGCGCAGCGCCTGTTGATTGAGGCCGACGAGCCGCCCGTGTTGCGGGTGCTGGATGTGCTGTGCCACAACGAACTATTGCGTGCTGAAGGGCAGAAAGAAAATCCTGCGCGTATCGGTTTCTGGCAACGCGCGTTCGCGCAAGTGTTCGACCTGCGTGCCGACCGCATCAAACCCGCCTGAACCCATTTTTTTTCTTCCTGCCGCCATTCTTTAAACTGGTTTAAAAGACTTCGCGCCGCCCACCCCTGATCATGGTTCCTGTGTTAACCCCACACAGGAACCAAGGCGATGGACAGGGCATTGAACCAAGACCCGCGGCTGCGTTACCCGCGCGGCATCCGCAACCACAATCCGGGCAATATCGAGAGGGACGGCACCCGCTGGCAGGGCATGGCTGCCGTGCAATCTGACGCGCGGTTTATTGTGTTCACCAGCGCCGCCTGGGGCATCCGCGCCATTGCCCGCATCCTGATTACCTACCAGGACAAGCGCCGCGCTCTGGACGGCAGCCGCATCGACACGGTGCGCAAATTCATTGCCCGCTGGGCACCGCCCACCGAGAACAACACCGATGCTTACGCGCGTACCGTGGCGGTGGCTTTGGGTGTGGGGGTAGACGACCCCGATCTTGATGTCTACGACTTTGAAACCATGTTCGGGCTGGTGTCGGCCATCATCCGTTTCGAGAACGGCACGCCGCCCTTTGAGCGCGACGGCTGCTGGTATCAGGATAGCGAAATCGAATACGGGCTGCGGCTGGCGGGCATTACGCCTGATGTGGAACACGGGGTGGCGGCATGAAAGCCGCTTTGACTTTGGACGCATCGGCGCGGGTCTGGTACCGGCTGTGGTCGGTGCGCTTTGCGCTGGCGGCGGCTGCTACCTCGGTGTTGTCTGCGCTGGATGCGGTGCTGCCGATGTGGGAACCGCTGCTTGGACAAGTGCCGTATGCGGCCATTGCCACGGTGCTGGCGGCGTTGTCGGCGCTGGCGCGGGTGGTACACCAGCCCAGGGCGCAGGACGCGCTGGATGCCGCGCGGGGGTTGTCGTGATACCCGCGTTTTTAGCGCCGGTATTGGGTTTTCTTGCCCGTGATGGTGTCAAGTTCGCGGGGGTGTTGCTCTTGTCTGGCGCTGCCTTTGGCAGCGGCTGGAAGGCACAAAGTTGGCGTTATGAAGCCCGCATTGCCGCGCTACACAACGGCCACGCGCAGGCGCTGGCGCAAGCGCACGCCGCCACCCGCGCCGTGGAGCAGCGCCGCATTCGGGAGATAGACCATGTGCAAAGCCGCGCCCAAATCCAGATTGACACCTTGCAGGCGGATGTGGCCCGCGCTGGTGGTACTGCTGAGCGGCTGCGCCGCGAACTTGCCGCCGTCCGCGCTGCTGCCCGCACCCCCGGCACCGCACCCCGCGATACCGGTGCTGCCCAGCGAAGCGCGGGTGAGCCGGATACCGGCCCCGTCGATTTGCTTGCCGGATTGCTTGAGCGGGTGGAGCGCGATGGTCGAGCAATTGCTGGGTACGCTCAAAGCCTCCGAATAGCGGGCCTGGCGTGCGAGGCCGGGTTTGATGCCGTGCGCGAGAACACCACCGGGGACACCCATGCAGATTGAACTGTGGCAACTGATTTCGCTGGCGGCAACGTTTCTGGGCGTGCTGATTACCTTGGGGCGCGTGCTGCTCGCGCAAATCGACAAGCGGCTGGAAGCGCGGTTTTCGATGGTCGAACGCGACCTGCATCAGGTGCGCAATGTGGAGCGCGATCTGCTGCAACTGAAGGCCGATCTGCCGCGCCACTACGTGCTGCGCGAAGACTACGTCAGGAACCAGACCATCATCGAAGCCAAGCTGGACGCGCTGGCGCTGCGGTTCGAGAATTTTCATTTGAAGCAAACCCCGAGGAACACACCATGAGCGCCATCGACACCCACAAAGTGCGCCGCGAAACCCTGCGCTGGTATTTGCTGCTGGCGCTGAACAACGCCCGGCCCGAGGAACTGGCCGAAGAGGTTATCCAGAGCACCATGCGCTCGATTACCCCGGACACAACGCCGATGGAAGTACGCCGCGAACTGGATTATCTGGAAACCCGCGAGCTCGTGAAACTGAGAAAAGAGCCGTCGGGTCGCTGGTGGGGCAAACTCACGCGCCATGGCGTGGAGATTGCCGAATACACCATCGACTGCGAGCCGGGCATTGCGCGGCCTGAAAAGTACTGGAGCTGATGCCATGGCACGGCCAAGCAGTCTGGCCAAGCTGCCCGAAGCGGTACGCGCGTGGCTGGAAAAAGCGCTGATTGAGCGCAATTTCAGCGGCTACGCCGAACTGGAAGCCTTGCTGCGCAGCAAAGGCTTTGAGCTATCCCGCTCGGCCATCCACCGCCACGGCCAGAAGGTGGAGCGGCGCATGGCGGCGATCAAGGCCAGTACCGAAGCTGCGCGGCTGATTTCGGAGGCCGCCGCCGACGATCAGGATGCCCGTAGCGAAGCCCTGCACGCGCTGGTGCAGACCGAACTGTTCGACACCATTTTGAACTTGCAGGAAGCGGGCGAGGCGGACATCGACCCGAAGGAGCGGGTGAAGTTGCTCTCTGCTGCGGCCAAAACCATCGCCACCCTGACGCGGGCCAGCGTGAACCTGAAACGCTTTCAGACCGAGGTGCGGGCGCGGCTGGACGCGGCCAGCGCCAGCGTGGCCAACATCGCGCGTGCGGGGGGATTGTCTGAAGATTCGGTGCGCGAGATGCTTAAAGTGTTGGGGGCTGTGGCATGAGCGCGGATAAGGAATCTGCGGTCGCGCTCTTGCCCTATCAACAGCGCTGGGTGGCGGACAAATCGCCGTTGAAAGTGGTGGAAAAGAGCCGCCGCACGGGGCTGACCTGGGCTGAAGCCGCGGACAACGTCTTGACCGCTGCCAGCGCGGCCAGCGCGGGCGGGCAGAACGTCTACTACATCGCCTACAACCAGGACATGACAATCGAATACATACAGGCCTGCGCCATGTGGGCCAAGGTATTCAATACGGCAGCTACGCAACTGGACGAAGCGTTCTGGGCGGGTGAAGACGAAGCGGACAAGCACATCAAAACCTACACCATCCGCTTTCCCGATTCGGGGTTTCGCATCGTGGCCTTGTCCAGCCGCCCGTCGAATTTGCGCGGTCGGCAAGGCTTGATCGTGATTGACGAGGCGGCGTTTCACGACCAGTTGGGCGAATTGCTCAAAGCCGCGCTCGCCATGCTGATCTGGGGCGGGCGGGTACACGTCATCTCCACCCACAACGGCGTGGACAATCCGTTTAACGAACTGGTGACAGACATCCGCGCGGGCAGGCGCAAGGGCGCGGTGCATCGGGTGACGTTTTCCGAGGCGCTCGACGATGGTTTGTACCAGCGCGTGTGTGTGCGCCAGGGCAAGAAGTGGACCAAGGCCGCGCAAGCCGCGTGGGCCTTGGATGTATACGCCTTTTATGGCGAGGGCGCAGCCGAAGAGCTGGACTGCATCCCCGCCAACTCGGGCGGCGCGTGGCTGTCGCGTGCCTTGATCGAATCGCGCATGAGCGCCGACACGCCGGTGTTGCGCTGGGCGTGCAAAGAGGGGTTTGAACTGCTGGCCGACCAGATACGCGCCGCCGACTGCCGCGACTGGCTGGAAGCTGAGGTCGCGCCGGTGCTGGCAGGGCTACCCAAAAACGCGCTGTCGTTTCACGGCGAAGATTTTGGTCGCAGCGGCGATTTGAGTGTGCACGTACCACTACTGCAAATGCAGAATCTGGTGCGCCGCGTGCCGTTCATGCTGGAACTGAGGAACGTCCCCTTTCGCCAGCAGGAACAAATCACCTTTTACCTGCTAGACCGCCTGCCGCGTCTCTTGGGCGCAGCGTTTGACGCGCGCGGCAACGGCCAGTATCTGGCCGAAGTCGCCTTGCAACGCTATGGCGCGAACCGCGTGCAACCCGTGATGCTCTCCGAAGGTTGGTATCGGGAACAGTTACCGCCGATGAAAGCGGCGCTGGAAGACGGGACATTGGAGGGGCTGCCGCGTGATGCGGACGTATTGGCCGACTTGCGGGCCTTGCAGGTGATCCGGGGCGTGCCGCGCCTGCCCGATACCAGAACCAAGGGGCAGGATGCCGGTAAGCGCCACGGCGACGC